ATTAAGGACTTAGCTGTACTAAATAAATTTTTCAATCAACCACTACAAAAGATCAACACAATTTAGCACAAAGTCCCAACCTACCGTCTATTCAATTTTAAGCATTGCCATAGCCGTACGGTAGTAAAGCTATAGAATGCTTTTTCTAATTAAATATTTCATAATTAAAAAAATTAATCATTTGCGACATTGCAAATGAGGTTCAAATATACGCATTAAAAGTAAAATGGCAAAAATTTATGTAGCAAGTAGCTGGAGAAATCCTTTTCAACAAGAAGTTGTAAATATTCTCCGTGATTTAGGACATGAGGTCTATGATTTTAAGAATCCCCCACATGGGAATGGTGGTTTCCAATGGTCTGATATAGACCCTGATTGGCAGAACTGGACAACTAAGCAATATCAAGAAGCACTTAATCACCCAATTGCGCAGAAAGGTTTTGATTCAGATTTCAATGGTATGCAGTGGGCTGATGTCTGCGTTATGGTTCTTCCTTGTGGTCGATCTGCTAACACAGAAGCCGGATGGATGAAAGGCGCAGGTAAAAGGGTAATGGTTTATTCTCCCGAAAAGCAAGAACCAGAACTGATGTATAAAATATACGATTTTGTGAGTGACAACATATTTCGTATCAACGATAAGATAATTGGAGTATAACAGATAAGATATGAGCAGACTGTCAGACGAATGGTGTTGCATGAATTGTATTCACCAAGAAGAATGTTTGGATCAATATCCTAATTTAAATTTATTAGACTATTGTATACATTACGAAGACGTAGAATGGATAAAGAGAAATTCAACAGAGCAATAGAACTCAACAAGAAAATAGAAGAATACAAAAGTCATAAGACAGCACTTGAAAGTTATAACATAAAATATGGTGGTGGATTGATATTTACATACAACAGAATGCACAATGATGTACCATTAAAGGAAGAGATTTTTGGTAAGAATTTCTTTCAGAACTATATGAATGCTTTGGATAATAAGATAGAAACATTGCAAAAAGATTTTAACGAGCTATGACAAAAGAAGAAACCAAGCAGACAGTAAAAGAAGCGGCAATAGAAGCAAGAATGGCAAGTGCCGAAACATTAACTACTTATGGTACGCACACATCACTTGATGATTTTGAATATTTATCTCATGATGAAATTGCAGAAGCCGCATTTGTGAAAGGTACTGAATGGCAGGCAAAGCAATCCCCGTGGATAAGCGTGAAGGAACGGTTGCCGGATGAAAATGAAGACATCATCATTCTATGTAAACATGGTGCGATTTTTAACGGTACATATAGCAACAATGTATGGTTCTGCATGGATGGTTATATCCATGATACGTACAAAGGTAATCCGATTTACTCTTCAATGAGCAGCATACCTTCATCATGGGAACCGATAGCATGGATGCCAATACCTAAATTTGAAGAATAATGAATATCGGAATTTTAGCCGTTGATAGCAATTTCCCCAATTTAGCACTTATGAAAATCAGTGCTTACCACAAAGCAAGAGGCGATCAAGTGGAGTGGTATAATCCCCTATGTGAATACGACAAAGTATATACAGCTAAAGTATTCACTTTCACACCTGACTATAACTATTATATCAATGCCAACCAAATAGAAAAAGGTGGTACCGGATATGATATTGAAAAAGTTCTTCCAGTTGAGGTTGATCGTCTTCAACCTGATTATTCTATCTACAATATTGACTCCAATTTGTCCTATGGGTTTCTGACACGTGGTTGTCCCAATCGGTGTAAGTGGTGTGTTGTTCCTAAAAAAGAAGGGAAAATCTCACCTTATATGGATATTGAGGAAATAACAGCTGGACGGAAGAAAGCTATCCTTATGGATAATAATATACTGGCCTCAAACTATGGCTTGCAGCAAATAGAGAAAATCATCAAACTGGGTGTCAAAGTGGATTTTAATCAAGGACTGGATGCCCGCTTAATCACGGATGAAATTGCCCGACTACTTGCAAAAGTAAAATGGATTAAACGTATTCGCTTTGGATGCGATACGCCGGGACAAATTGCAGAAGTTGAACGTGCTTCCGCTTTGATAGACAAGTATGGATATAAAGGGGAATATTTCTTGTATTGCATCCTTATGGACTTTAAAGAGTCGTTTGCGCGTGTCAACTACTGGAAATCTAAAAGCCGCCGTTTTCTCCCACACTGTCAACCCTTTCGTGATCTGAACAATCCACACCAAATCATTCCACAGTGGCAGAAAGACATGGCGCATTGGGCTGATAGGAAGGAAATATACATGAGTTGCGACTTCAAAGACTTTTCACCAAGAAAAGGATTTTTATGCAAGGAATATTTTAAAATATTGTAAGATGAAATTAAACAAAAAGACAGAGCGACTTATTAAACGTAAAGCCGCTGAACTTAAAAAATTATACGAAACTCCTAATCCCGAAGTAGATAAAATTATTTCTGAATTGAGAGCAGAAGCAACGAAACGTCCACAGAACATGAGTAAGGAAGAAGAGATTGCTTATATTCTGAAAAAGGCTGATGAAAATTGCGATCATATAGAAATTCGTAAAATCCTAAATGAAAGTAATACATGAATACATCTTTTGAACGATCTGCAAACGCTTCCGATGAATGGTACACACCACGAGAAATCATTGAAGCATTAGGTGAATTTGACCTTGATCCATGTGCTCCCATGCACCCTCTTTGGCCTACTGCAAAAATCATGTACAACAAGCAGGACAATGGTCTTATACAAAATTGGGGGGGGCGAATTTGGCTTAATCCCCCTTATTCCCGTCCGCTTATTGAACAGTTTGTTAAGCGTTTGGCAGAGCATGGCAACGGAATTGCATTGCTCTTCAATCGTTGTGACTCAAAGATGTTTCAAGATGTCATCTTTAAGAAAGCCACGGCAATGAAGTTTCTACGTAACCGGATTCGTTTCTTTCGCCCTGATGGAACACGTGGGGACAGCCCCGGTTGTGGAAGTGTTCTTATTGCATTTGGCCGGGAAAATGCCGAAATTTTAAGGAATTGCTCTTTACAAGGCAAATATGTTGAACTTAACAATGATAAATGATGAAAATCTTATATTTACTCATGCTCATTGCCGGTCTTTTATGGATCGGTGATTTCTCCATCACCTTAAAGCCCTTTTCTGTATCTTTACCATGCTGGTATAAAACCGTTGGCATACTTCTATTTTGGCTGTCAATGACTATATATGTTTTAGGCGAGCATACTAAAGGCTATAAAGAAGGATTTGATACTGGAGTTAAAAAGTGCATTGAGATACTTGATAGAAATTGCCACTCTAAAGAAATAAATAATGATGAAACGGTACAGAATCAATAAAACTACTACATTCGTAGAAGATAATCACAGCGGAAATAAAGAGAAATACCTCATTCCTGATTACAAAGTGCAAGTCAAATTTGCGTGGATTTGGATAACAGTTAAGTCCTTCCATGATGAAGATGAAGAATACGCAAAAAATTGTGCGAATGAACTTCTTGAAAAACTTAACGAAAAGATTTGATTATGATTGAATTACAAGGGAAATTCGGCAAAGATTGTAAAATATTTGCCAATACAATAGAAAATGAAGCTATCGGAACGATACAAAACATTTTGAATAATCCGGTTACGACTGGTGTTCCAGTTCGTGTTATGCCTGATACCCATCAAGGAGTAGATATAGTGATTGGATTCACTATGCCGGTTACAGATCGTGTCAATCCCAATCATATCGGAGTGGATATTGGTTGTGGAATGTTATGTGTAGAAATTGAAAACGCAATAACAAAAGATTCTTTTCCGGACATTAATCATGCAATCCGTTCCACCATACCTATGGGATTTGAGATTAACCAACAATCCTTATCCCAACAAGAAAGGGAGAATTTGTTTACCTTCTTATCTATCAGAATGGAACAGTTCTGCTCTAAATTCCAACTGGCAAAACCGGTTATTAGTGAGGAATATGTATCACAACTTTGTAAGAAGGTGGGAATAAATGAAACTACATTCTACAACTCTTTAGGTACATTGGGAGGTGGGAACCACTTTATAGAACTGGGGCGTGCTGAGTCAACCAATAATATATTTCTTACAATACACACCGGATCGCGGAACTTTGGTGTGAAGGTTTGCAAATACCATGCCGAAATAGCCAAATTTGACAAAAAAGCTTTTTCTAATGAAATTCAACGCTTGAAGTCCACTGTTGAACCACAATCCATGCAAGCTGAAATACAGCGTTTGAAGGAAAAATTTGCCGGGTATTCCGGGTATCTCACAAATGAAGCAATGCTTCACTATTTATGTGACATGGTGATTGCACAAGGATATGCCGCTTTCAACCGCAAGTTGATTATACAACGTATAATCAAAGCTTTGGGCTGGAACACTGCAATATCCGTTGAGACAGTCCATAACTATATCAGCTTTGATGATATGATAATCCGTAAAGGGGCTATTGCTGCATACGCCAATGATTATGTTGTGATTCCTATGAATATGGCAGACGGTATTCTTCTTTGTCGTGGTAAGGGAAACAAAGATTGGAATTATTCTGCACCCCACGGTGCCGGACGCTTATACTCCCGTTCCGAAGCTAAAGAAAGATTATCAATGGATGTATTCAAAGCCCAAATGAGCAATGTGTATTCTACTTCCGTATGTGAAGGGACATTGGATGAAAGTCCTATGGCATACAAAAATGTTCAGGAGATAAAAGAGCTTATAGAACCTACGGTAGAAATTGTTGATACAATTGTGCCCCTAATCAATATCAAAGCTGTATGATAGAAAAGACAGACTTCCCTTATACTCTTGGCGGCTATGTCGAACAGCAAAATTATAAAGGTTTCGACATAGCCGTTTCCATTCGCAGATACAAAGGAATATCAGCTTATGTCATTTCCTCGGAGAAAAGGCTGATCCGTGAAGAATCTGCCACCTTTGCCGACAAAGAAGACATGTTCCGTTGGGGACGAGAAGCGGTTGACCGGTATTTGGAACAGCAAGAACGTAGAAAAGAAGAGAATGCAGTCAAACGGGCAGACTATTATAAGAAGAAAGCTCGTGTGGCAGCATTGAAAGCCTTTAATGCCGCTATGTATTTCTCTGATATAAAGGACGGACTTTATGATAAGGCAAAAGGATTTTTTGAATATGAACTGGATAAGGAACATGCAAAGATCAGATGAAAACACTTGATATTATACAAGGCTTTTGCGATCATGTTTTTCGTGATAAAAAAGGAAACCGCATCTTTCCCAATATTTTTGTCGGGAAATGGGAAGCTGACTTATTGGAAGTTACCCGGTCACGCCTGACTTATGAATATGAAGTAAAAGTAAGCAGATGTGATTTCCATAAAGACAAAAAGAAAAGTGATAAATATGGCAAGAACAAGTTTGATGTTGTCACTTCCGGCCAACGTACCAATTATTTTTATTATATAGTACCGAAAGGTTTGATAAAGCCCGATGAAGTCCCTGATTTCTCCGGGCTTATTTATGCTTATGAAGGATCAGTGCAATGTTATTCTCTTGAAAAGGGAAGATATGCAGTAAAGAGAATTTTCTTTGAAGTAGCCAAACCTGCCCAAAAAGTTTCTGACATGAAAGCGGATGATAACTTCATTCGTAAACTCGACTTATCCATGTACTATCGCTATCACCAAATGAGAAGAGACAATTACAAAAACAAGGAATAATATGGAATTAAGATTAGACCCTGAAATACCGGTCACACGGGTTGTCAACGGGCATAATGTTTTCAATAAAGGCTATCACCACGGATTACGAGGAAAAACCTATGAAGAATACTATGGCAAAGAGAGAGCTGTTGAAATAAGAAAAAGACACAGCGAGGCTTTGAAAGGACATAGATATTGGTCTAATGGAAACGCCCATGCCTTTGCGTGTATCGCAATCACTCCCGAAGGCAAATGGTATAGATTCGAGTCAATAACCCAAGCTGCCCAAAAGTTAAATCTGAATTATGCCACAGTTCGCCGGTATATAAAACGAAAAATCAAACCCCAAAATGGCTGGCAATGGTTCTTGGAGAAAGATAATAACTGGATAAAACATATTGATGATGGAAAAGCTGAATGAAATCGCACAAAAAGCTTATGAATGTGCTGTAAGACGTGGAAAGATTGATCCCGACAATGATAGTAACAACAATCTCCACCGCGATCTGCTTGAAGAAGTTGCCGAAGTCTTTGAATGTACAGGTGAGAAATCTCCACATATTAAAGAGTATTTAGATGTAGAAGAAGAGCTGGCAGATGTAATCATTGTTGCCCTAAGCACACTACACCATTTCAAATGTGACATTGATTCACTCATTGAAGCCAAAATGAATTATAATAAAAATAGAATGGATTGATATGGGAACCGGACAATTAATAAAATTGATTGTTGAGGCGTTTGTGCTTATCTTTGCACTACCATGTGTCTATAAAGATTTCATGAACTTATGGAAAGAAAAATAAGTGATATAAAAGACAAAAAGTTGAAAGCTGAAAATATCACATTGGCAGCAATATATAACATATTGTTCACCAATGATATAGTTTGCTCCTTAATTGTAGAAATGTTAAGTGCATTACGCAAATCAGGGCTTTGTCGTTTCCGTGTAAAGCAGCAAGGAAATAAACTGGAACAGTTGATGCTTCAATATGAAAAGAAAATCAATAAAATAGCCGGAAACCGAGCTTTTTTCATGGCTGATGCCAACCAATATGTTGCAGATGAAGTACAACCTGATTTGCTTAAAATGGAATACTCCATTAAAATGGAGTTTGACAAATGCCGGATTGAGAATAGTGCCTTACTTGCCAAAGTAGAACTTGCAAGATGTATGGCAGAGCTTGCTTGCCTATCCCTTGACAAACGGATAGAAGAAGTCCGTCCATATAATAAAGAAGTAACCGGAATAACATATCTCCGGCTCACTGACACATTTAAAGTATTGGATGAACTTTCTGATATTTTATATAGGGGAGGGTATTGTAACCTCAATCAAAGCGATAATTGCAAAAGGGGTATGGCTATCATACAACGAAAACTTACTGATTGTGATATTATCAGCCGCGCAATCAATGAGTCAGACAAGTTAAATCCTGCTGATAAAGACGGATAAAAATGGCAAAATATCGTATAGGAATATCCGAAAGTTTATTGGGAGATTCTTGCTATTAATGTCAGATCAAAAGGTTTGGCATTTGGTGAAATGATGAAAGTTTCGGTACCAAAGAACGAATTTTAGATTATGTTTGTAAACTTAAAAAAACGGACATATAGTGTTTAACTATTTATAAACTGATTATGAAATTAGAAGGAAGAATCATCGTGGCACAACCGATACAATCGGGTGTATCAAAGAATGGCAATAACTGGCAGAGACAAGACTTTGTTTTGGAAATTCCCGGCCAATACCCTAAGAAAGTTGCCTTTTCAGTAATGAATAGTAATATTCAGAATTTTGGATTGGCCGTTGGGCAAGATGTTGATATTGAAATAGATATTAATGCGAATGAATGGCAGGGAAGATGGTTTAACTCCATTACTTGCTGGAAAGCAACACTCCGTAATCCGGGACAGTCTGCCGCGCCACAACAGCCCCAAACTTATTATCAGGGAGCATCATCCACCACGGCACCCTCACAAAACATGCCTCAACCACCAGTGGATTTCGGGGAACAAAAAGACGATTTGCCTTTCTAAAAAAGGAGAAGGGAGCCGAAATGCCCCCTTCTTTTTATTAATGTTCCACTTTTACGATTTCATTATAAACTATTCTGCTTCGTGGGTTATAATTGACTATTGTTTGTTTATATCCCTTTGTACCCCATCTCCACCATAGGAACTTGTGTTTATATATCCGGCTTATCGCGCTTGAAAGACTGTCTCTCACTTCATAGGTAAATGTGCTATCAGGAATATTTGCATAAAAATCCACCCATTTATCTGAATAATTGAAACTGCTGTCTTTCAGAACAAATACAATACTGTCTTTAGTGACAACTTTTGTGGTTGTGATATATTCGACTTCTTTAGGACGCAGATTCAAATCTTTTATCAGTTTTGCATCCGCACTCCGCAGCTCTTTCAATTCTTCAATGTTAAGCCGCAAAACATGGTTTTCAACCACATTTAGACTATCCCTAATCTTATATTCTTCAAGTCCAGTACAGAGACTTTTCATATTATCTGAAAGTCGGGCACTTTCCATTTTCTCCTCCTGCCACAACCGGTACATCGAAAAGGTTGCCGCAAGGAGTAACACCCAAATTACTCCTATACCTATCTTCCACCTCATAATCAATCTGTATATACATTTTTACCAACTTCTGCAATAACCACCCATGCACCATTACAGAACCCATATATCTTACCGTCATTCGCCGGCATTTCAGGTATTGTGTTAAGCTTTGTCTCATTGGCAGTGGCTTTGCTAAGAGCACTTTGAGCTGTACTTTTTGCTGCATCAGCCGTTGTTTGTGCGGTCACAGCCTTTCCATCCGTAACAGCCAACATTCCGGTCAGAGTTTTTTCATTGGTTACTCCTGCAAGGAAGGTTTCAATTTCATTGAAGGTATCAATGGCCGTAGTCGCATCAACAGTGCCAACCAGTTCATCCAATGCTGTTTTCACTGCATTTATGGACTGTTCCAGTTGGGATTCTGCCAATTGAGCACGTCCGCTTTCTGCCAAAATATCCGATTTATTCGCATAGCTGCCACTATCAGAACTCTCCAAAAATGAAGATGAAATAGGAAGTTCATTACATCCTACCATAACATACTGTCCGGCTATCAACCCGTCAACATTTATATCACAGAACTCTCCGACACTAAGTGCTGTTTTGTAAGGTACATAATCCTTTCCATTAGAACTTTTATACACAACAACTCTATTGTTTGCTGCATCTCCAAAATTGATGCTGATTGCAAATTTCCCAGTAGATAACTGTACCGGTTGGCTTTCGTACCAACCCTCTTCTTTAAGAGTAAAATTCAATTTTGCCATATCTTCTATATGTCGTTTATATGTTTGTTTCCTATATCAACTCCCAGCCTTTCCTTACCTCATCCATATTTGCAGGAACGCCATTCTCAACATAACTCATTGCAGCTACCACCGCAATAAGTTGTTCCCGGTTGTTTCTGTTCAGAACTGTATGACGAGATATGCCCGAACGTTTTTCGACTGTGGCAATATACACGTCAGTATTGTTTTCACATGGCGGTGCCCATCGCATAATAACATCTTCAAGTTCATTGGCCGTACCATCTTTGTCAGTATCATACTTATTAAGAATATAAGTTTGAAGGGTTTTAAAAGCAGCACGATAACCGTATGCCATAGTTTTAAACTGAAAGAAGCTTTTATCTGTCTGTGTTACAGACAATCCCTGCCATTTCGTATTATTTCTTCGTATATTTAATGGATTATTATTCCGTAGTCCCCGTGTCATTTTTATCCTCCTTTTCTTTTTGTGTTTCAAACAATATTTGTGCGGCCAGTCGTGCTATATCATCCTTATTTTCAATGATTATACTCATAGTCTTTTCCGCTTTCCGAAGCTCGGCCTTTTCCCATGATTTCTCACGTACTGATTTAAACTCGCAGAAGACACAATAAGCAGCCCATAACATAGCAAATACCGGAAATGGAATGACAATACAACAAATAAGATCAATCATAACCAGTGTAAGAAACGGATTAAAATACTTCTTTGCTTTTGTCGCTGTCATTTTATACTTTTTCGAGGTACGAAGTTCGCCGCGCTGCTTTGCCTTCTGAATCCCCGAAATAAAATCTATCCCCATTGCAACAATGATAGCTGTCATACTCACCGCTATCAAAACCAAATGTAAAAACAAATGGTCGTGAATGAATGCTTCGATAATGTCGTTCATATTCTTTTGTGTTTGCGTTTGTATATTATTCCAATAGTAATTTATTGATAGCATCAATAAAGGATGGGGAACACAAACTCGCGTATTCCCTAATCATATTACACTCTTCATCGTTATACTCAATCTCTCCATTAGAGTTGAATATTTTAAATGCAAGAGCATGAGCCTCTATTCCTCTACCAAGTTGATAAATGATATTTGCAAAATCCTTTTTGTAGTTCTCAACGGAGCATCTTGTCTTATCAATATCAACAAAAACCTCAATTCTTTCAAAATTTATCCTTTTCATAATCACTTCCAATCATTGTCATTTGAAGCACCAAACATCAGACCTCTTCCCAACCAGTCAGAGTTCGGTGACGGATACATAAAATCTGCCAATTGCATACAATGGTGCATAGAACCGCCATTCAACGTTTGCTTTGTTCCATTCGCATATACCTGAACATTATTATAATTGTCATTTGCATTAACCAAGAATATCCTTTGGGTAACGGCAAGACTCAAAAGATAACGGTAGGTCGCGCTTGACGTTATTCTGAATATGACCGTATCGACTGGAAAGCCCGATGTCTCGCCGTTATAATCGTATCTTGGCGAATAGCAAGGAACTATATAATAAGTTTCATTATTTGAAGAAGTCCCGGAAGTCAAAGGAATATAAGTACCGGCTTTATCAGCCCCTTTTGTGTACACATAGGCATAGGAGCCATAAACTACCATAATGCTTCTTTCTCTTGCGCCAAACACACCTCTACACCATAAGTCAGAAGTGTAGAAGCGTAATGATCGGCCTTCTTTAGTTCCTTGATGATACATATCACCATCAAACCACATCCTTCCATCACTTCCAAAACTGATTCCCCCAACCGCATTACCAGCATCATTTACGCAATTCAGTCTTGTAAAAGAGCCTGACACACCTTTCAATGTACCTTCAAAAGTGCTGTCACCTGAAATGACCGCACCAGTAGCATAAAGTTTCCCTGCTATACTTACTTTATATGGTGCATCAGTCGGTGTTGTAGCTCCAATCCATAGCGGATAGTCGCCACCAACAAGCCCTGCCGCAACCGTTGTGTTGTCAGATTTCATAATCAAAAGCTGATTACCCTGCATAAATCGAAGAATAGCGTTTTGAGCCATGATAAGCGGAGTGTACACCGGTACCAAAGAATTAAACTTCTGCCAATAAGTTGTATTTGTTACTGGAATGGAATCACTGGACGTATGAGTTTTCAGACATTTATACGCGTTAAACGTATTGGCACCGGTAGTCACAATAGCAATATCCAAGTACCGGGTACCGGAAGTCAAAGCCTCGTCATTGCGATACTCTATGCCTTTAGCCCATTCGGATTGCCGGAGAATACAGCCCTGAAGCCCGTTTTTCCCCGGTTCCCCATTAGTACCGTCAATTCCATTTTTGGCCTTTCTTCGTATTAATATATGCCCTTGTGCCTCCATACCGGATTACTTCAATTTTGCCAATACTTCTTTTGCGATCTCTTTAGCCTTGATACGATAGTTCTGATAATCAGTATATTCTTTCAGATACTCGGCACGCTTATCTTCGTCAAGTTCCGAAGTTGTATCACGTGCCATTTCCAAATTGGCAAAAATGGCATCACGTTTGTTTGCATCATAACGTTCCATGATAATGGCGCTTACAATGCTGTCATAATCATGTTCCCCTTCAACATCCACATTTTCACAGACATACTGGTCTTCAACCACCACATCTTCCGAACCGGCCTTTTGAACAGCTTCTCTTCTCTCAAAGTCAAAGTAAATGCGTAGCAACGCACCTTCAAGTACAAATTCAATACCAGTCGGCAGTTCTCCTACAAGAGTTCCATAACTTTTCATAAATTACCTCCATTTTTATAATTATTCTTCAAAATAATAAGCACTCTTCCCGTCACCTAACGAACGCCGCTTGACAATCACATTTTCCACTGGAAAAATCTTTTGACCGTTATTCTCCGCTTCGCGAGCCTGATCCAACACATCTTTCAGGTTGTAACAGTTCGTTATGAATTTGCTACGTTGTCCGTTCTGTTCAAAAAGAACACAATATCTTCCTTCACCTTGCTTTGTCTTCACATTCGTTTCAAAGTCCACTACTGTTATAGGGACATTGAGAATATCCATCAATCTTGTTTCTTTTACATCGAAGAACTTCTTTCCATCCTTCGTTCTACCACTCTGTTTGATACCTTTATCTGCAAAACTCATATCATTATTTGTTATTGTTCTCCATAAATTCTTACAATCTCCCCACTTGCACCAGCCCCAGTATGAAGCTCGTATCTCGCGGTTACGTTTCCGGCTTTTTATCCGTTTCACCTTTCGGGCAAAATTCTTTTTCATACTTTTGCGCATCCGAACATTATCTTTCGTGAAGCAATAGCCCAAAAAGTTAATCCTTCTTCCTCTTACTACGTTTTCGCTTTCTACGCTTTTTGTTCCCATTCTTTGTTTCTGTTCCTATCGGAGCGATACAGCTGTTAGCTTTGACTACCAACCCGACTTTTGCACTTTCCCGTTCATACGCACGAATGAGAAATAATGCTTCTGCCTTAGAACGAGCCAGCATAACATTATCATCGCAATATCTATGCAGGCATTTGACATGATATTTCTCCTTCATTGTATGATCTATCCGACTTGCCGCAAAATTGCCGATAGGTTGACTTGTAAATGCTCCAATTGGAACACCTCTTTTTCCGTTCAACTTCATTCTCCAATACGTCAATTAACTCCGTTCCGCTGTCATACGATAAAACAGCTATCTCAATCAGTTTAATAAATCGTTCATCTTTAAATTTCCTTCTCAATGCAGCAACAATAAGCTCATGAAGAATACTTTGATAAAACTTTTTAAAATCAGTTTTTACGAACCATTTGCATTCCGGGTACCGGCGAAGGAAACTTTTCATTCTCCTTACTCCAAAATGAAGTCCTTTTCCCTTAATACATGCACTCGTATCATAAATCAGACTTTTATAAATATCTTCTCCAATCACCCTCATAATCGCATGATGCAATATACGCCACGGGAAATATTTCTGTTTGACAATATCTCGGACTTTTCCAGCATCACTTCTTACCTTCATCACGCTATAATCCGGTGCCGGAAAATCCAATGTCAGAATCATCAACTGCAAAGCTCGGAGGTCTTCTTCTGGGTGAAGATTATGCCGCCTGATAAAACGATTTTTCTTAACCTTCCCATCTTGTGCCTCTCTGTCCGCTTCACGCAAATTGTTTATTTCTGCAATACGTTCAAGAATATATCCGACTCTTTTAGGTTTCTTTCCACCGCTTGCTTCTATCCGTCTATCGTCAGCCTCTATCCTTTCCGCTATAATTCTATCAATTTCATCATGTGACAGATTTCTCCAATCAATATCATTTCTTCCAATATTCACTGTTGCTTTGTTTTAAAATTTACACCATACTTCCAATTTTGTCTTGTTCAGACTATTTTAATTATTCCGATAACTGCAAGCTGTTTCTACTTGCTTGAATAATTCGCCCGGAGCTTTCGAGAACCAACCTACTAACACCGCTTGTTGCCTTCCGCAAATTGGGCAACCTTTCCGCATTCTTGATTTTCTGACATCGTAACCAATTGATTACTACGTTGCAACGATATAAATCCTGCAAGGTCATGGCTCGGAGAACTCGCAGATCACTCTACGATAAATAAGTATGGCGAGAGCCGATATTCGCATTCGAGTTCGACCAATCGTTATTCGAGTTCGCATAAGCGAGGCCGCAATTCGCACCGTTATTCGCATTACCGCCCCAAAGAACCAGCTCTTGTTCCCCTCTACCAACCGTCCACGCCTTTCGGCTTTCGTCCCGTTATCCGTAGCCGTAAAACGAGAAGGTGGACGGGTTTTAATTAATTGAAATTCAAAGAACTAATATTTCAAAATCTATCATGCAGCCATCAAAGATGCACCGCTAACAAATGTTAAATCTCCAAAATACGCAAGGCGAGAGCCGAAATTCGCAGACGAGTACGACCAAGCGTTATTCGAGGACGCATAAGCGAGGCCGCAAGAAGCACCGTGAAGCGCATAACCGCCCCAAAGAACCAGCTGCCCAGTAGTGTTTGCCCATGAATAATCAGCCCAATAAGAAGTGCTATTTCCACCAATCTTTTTCGGGAAAATATCAAAATGCTCCCCAAGAATTATTTCCTGCACTTGACCGGAAACTGTCTGCCGGGTAGCTTGTCTGTATTCACCATTTGGATGCGCAGCTAATTCAGCAGTAGTTGGTAAACGGTTTCCCTTATAAATGAAAATCTCAGTTCCACTTTGAGCACTATTGTTGGAACTACCACAAAATACTCCTTGCAGAAATTCCCATTGCCACCCATAAGGATCTTCTATACCCATCATGTTCACCCGTGAGCAATCCACCCCAGTATTACTTCCATTCACCACAGAAATAGCAATTTTACCCCAGTTGTCACCGAGACTTTTTGTTGCACCAGTTTTCAAAGCTGCCGCAGCAGCCCACAAATCTTTACTGGAGCTACCACCTACACCATAACCGAGTTTGGCTTGAATATTGGTATCTCCATATTGGGACAGTCCCAACATCATAATAAGTTTTCGCTGATCGTAATCAGTCAGCCCCCATTCCTTACCATTTACTTGTGCAGCAGTCCAAAATGCGTTGATCGTCTTGCTGCCTGCCGGTGCAACTCCTGAACGTGAGACAAGTGCACTACCTGACATGGAGCCTTTATATGCCCCGATACAATTATACATTCCACCGTTTGCCCCACCGATAAACTCACCGCCAATAGGTAGCATGGAGAGCCATAAGATCGGTACACCACTTACACTGTCAGTCTGTACACGATAATACAAACGCGGCCCTATCCACATCACATGCCCTTTGGTTTCATCTACCGTAGTACCATCGGCAAACACCGCACTATTGGTAGGGGATAATTTTGCCGCCCTTCCATCATTCGTTACAAGATAACGGCCACAATACAACTTGTATTCTGTCCATGCGGCTGTATTACCTATCACACCATAGTTTGTGCTACTTTGGATTGATTGTTTGATTGGAATCCCCCAAGCCACTTGCCTCAACATTTGTTCGTCACCATTATTGATAGCATTCATGAAGTTTTCTATGGTAATGCGTCTAACACTACCACCAACTTCCACCAGCACTGTATTGGAGCGTAGAATGGAAGTTACCAATGTTTCATTTCCTAATCCTTTAGTTGCCATAATATTATTTTGTTTTTTATGTTAATTAAAATGACACTCTGCCAAAACATCAACATCATATTGAGTCCCGTTTCTGTCGGTTTCCGTTGTTGTTACAGATATGGAATTTGTCGTAGAATGTTTCAAACTCTTCCAGTTTTCCTTATCCATCACATCCATAGTCCATGATGCGGAAGTGGGAGTATAAGTTAATCCAGTTGTCATATTTACAATCTTGGCACTTACTGTAACGGGCTGGCCGGTATCAACCTCTTTGTTGGAAGAAGTTATATAACACACAATCTGAAATTCATCTGCCGTGTCAACAATGCGTACCCCGGCACGTGCTATCGGTTGTGAAGCACCTGAAGACTGATAAACTTCCGCTATGAACAACTGGGTACCATCCACATCACCACGGGTAACAGTTATACTCTTTTGCCCGTTCTTATCAGCCCAAGCCGTCGTGTCCTTATACCATTTTATATAGTAATCGGTAATGGCATTGGCACCGGCATATAGCTTGGTAGTCAGAGTACAACTTGTTACTTTACTTGTTAGCTGCTCGGTACTTGCAAGAATAGCAAGATAATAAGAACTGGCTCCCATGTTCTGAATGGCAATAGGTAGCTCACCAGTCAAATTATATTCAACACCTGCCGTAGAAGCGACACACGAATAAGTCAATGTATCTCCTGCAACATTCGTTTTACTCGCCAAGTTTCCGATAATTTTAATGGCGCCGGTACCAGTATTCAAAGAAAATTTACCCGTACTGTCTTTTTTCCAACCTCCACTTTCAGCACCATTAAAATTTAAAGCCACCCCGTTGTAAGTCCAACTATGGCCTGACAAACTGACTGCTAACCCACGCGCCGAAGTTACTTTAGGTGTCCGTATCGGCTGATTTGCGGCCACACTCCAATCAGGAGAGACAGCCCCACTTTCTTCATCTACGGCCTGAAACAATGGAATGCCATTGTTTTCAAAAGTCAGCATAAGGCTGTCATTGGAGCGAAGGCGTTTGATCGTAATGCTATTTTGGGCACTATAATTTTCTGCCATATTCCCAACCTCCTTCCGATATAATTTGATTTATGCTTGTATTAGTGTAAACAATACCGTCCAACAACAGTATTCTATCTTCCAACCCTCCATCAAGAGAGGATAAACACATTACTTCCTTCTCATTCAAGATTATGGACTCTTCTTTTACCAAGTGCCCCAATAACAGCACCCCGGCATCCAAAGCCTTTTCCTTATTTGCTACAACATACCTCATATCAATTATTTATATATATGTTCCCGTTACTGTCCGTATATTCATTTGTCCCATCTGTCAATACAGAGAAAGCCTTTTTTTGCTCGGCCTTAATGTACACATCCAACCAATCATCAAGATAGGTTTCGCCAATACCGGTTCCATCCAACATTATCACTGTTTTTTCCCCTTCCTGCCACTGTACCCCAGTCTTGTTTGCACTATCCGTAAACCATACCATGCGGATAATCGGTGCCGGTATCGGTACAATTTCGCCATTCCACTGTACCATCGCTACATTTCTATGCAAAATTTCGTCAGGATTGATGGAAGCCTGACTTGCCGGTATGCACGTAAATTTGGGATAAACACGATTGATGGAAAATTGCTGTCTTGCAACCTCTTTTCCACCGACTTTCGCCAACAGCAAGTAATCACCTTTCTCAATCAAACGCAAATCCATTGTCAGTCCGGTTAAAGACAAAGCCACAATTTCGTGATTTGCAGTAGTCAGCCTCGTTTGACTGGATATGCTGTTTACCTGATAAAGTTCAATCGTATATCCGGTAGTTATTTTATTCACTCCCTTTGTTACCATAAGTGGAATGGTGCGCTCGTATGAATTTTCATCCAAAGCCGCATTCTTATTGGCCGTAGATGCGGAAATCAATTTGTTGGCTACCTTGTAATCATACAACAAGAGTTTGTCAAGAAATGGATTGTACTGGATTATCTGACTGTCCCCGATAGACAAACCGTATGTGTCTTCACTCTTATCTACCGTTGTCAACATTATGGAGTCAGTTTTTACGGGAATATTCACCCCCAGCCGGGTATCAGCTATTACACCTTCAAAATGTAACTCAAAACTTTCACCCGGAGCCACATTTCTACTTATGGTAATGGCGCCGCGTGTATCTCCAACCGTATCTATACTGTATTTCCCATTCCAAGAACTGATTGCAGAAAGATTTTTTCCATTAACAAACCAGTTCATTTCTGCCAATAAGGAATTGACATAAGGCATATCCCAACTACCGTCAGCGGCATTCGCTATGACTTCCGGTAAAATCACCAGCGGAGTAACTCCACGGTCAGGATCATATTCATTTGCCACCGGATTATAGACCTGATTAGCCGGACTGTTCGGTGTCATTATTTTCAAGCTTACTGCAATGGTAAGCGGTTGAAACTCTTTCCTGATTCTTTTCTTTTCACTCTCTATCATATTGTCACAATTGCTTCTACTGATGCAACATCGTTCGTTGCCGTTATGGTAAACAAGGTACTTGCTATCGTTACTGAATTATTTCCTAAATCACTAATTTCCTTTGTGTTATATATCGTTATTGAACCGTTGAAATCTTTATGCTTGATATTCCAAGCCTCATCATCGGCAGTATCTCCACTATCCCTTCGGATAGTCCATTGTCTAACTGTGTCAGTAATATCCTCCCAACCTTTGAAGACCTTGCAGGTAATTTCCATTGATTCACCATAAGCAAGAAAATTATCACCCTGTGTATCAATCTCAATGCGTACCGGTGCATCTATCTGTAACTGTTCGATTGTACCAGTCATATAAATGTTGTTCAGATAAGCGGAATAACCGGTCATATTCAATCCAAAGATGTTGAGATTGCTCAAATCTCCATCCTGCATTGCGATCATGCTCTTTGTAAACTCCCAGTCATTTACACCCACCAAGAAACGGCGGTATGTCCTTGTCTCATAAGCGGAAGTCTGGCGTTCTTTGTTTGTAAAATTGCCATAAGCGACAAAATGCAAAGCCTCACACGGATGGAAAGAATATTGCCAACGGTCAGAAACACCACGAAGCACATAGCGGAACCGTTTGTTTGTCCCGGCATCCAATATTTCTGTAATACGAAAATAGATTGTACAGAAACCGGCAAACATACGGTTGCCACGGCTATCATCTATATCAGATACCGCATTATTCCCCGGCGTTTCATAGTCATGGAAATACCCCATGCAAATATCATCCACAGCCACAGCACCTATTTCACCGTCTTGTAATTTCAAACTTATCGTCCCGGAACGTAGCAAGTTACCGTCAGCATCATAATCAGGCTCAACACTCTCTATAATTCCAGCACCGGGAGAACGCCATTTGTCACCAAGTACAATTTCAGCACGGTTGAAACGCAATTCCGGCACCTCTAAAAACCTGCGTAATGTGAGGCTTTCCATGTACCCACGTCCCATACTGTCTATTTTCGCCCCAAAGCCGGTTAACCCCTCTGCAAAACCACTTGCACCAAAGATGGCACCGGCTAAGAAGCTGATAAGTCCGGCTGCCGTATCATTATGGGTGCGCGAAAGAAAAAGCTGATTGCCCAGTGAACGGATGATAGACTGTATCTGTTGGGTATTCAAGCCACCGGTTCCCTGCCCACCACCTGCAATAGAATCTATCTGATTTTGGATTTTTTCAAGCGATCCAACAGCTTTTTCCTCCCGAAGTGTCATAGTGTACTTCGGTATCATATCTTCTCCCTCTTTAATAATAAGGGTATCAATAATGATGCTACCTTCAATACCAAGATCACTATCAGTGAATAGCATTAAGTCCCCTTCTTTCAAAGTATCATGTATGCTTGCTTCCCCCCTTGCAACAGCTTCATCATGTTGGCGTGCCATGAATATATCATCCACCTTCGGTTCATACGAATAGCGCACATAGTCATTCTTTTCAAGATATTTTTTCGCGGTAACAAGTAACCGTTGTGAAGCTGCCTGAATATAAACGTCCGGCATACCAATATAAAGCAGGACAAACTTGTCACCGGACTTTATATTGTAATCCTTGTATGGGAAATATAATTTCAGACTTTCATCATATACACGGTTACAAGTCAGCACATATTTATTGCCCTTCTTCTCACATTTGGTTATTTCAAAATCCCGGCCACCACACATGCCATTTTTCATGCTAATGGTGGCTGTTTCAGAAGTCAGATAATCGTTTATATTGAAACCAACATCTTTTAGCGTTATTGTAAAAGGTGGGACATCTTCACCTTCTTTCAGGCTATCCATTGTACCATCATCTGTCAGTTGTTCAGCATCAGCCACTTCGTCAAGATTACCATTATCCCCGGCATCCAACGATACATAAATACCTGCATCTTTCAACTGTTCGGCGGTCATACCTTCCATTGAAGGACATATTTCCTCCAAATCACCGGTACCGTCAAAATAAACACTCCCTTCCCGAATGCCAAGCACAGCAATATTCTTGCTGTCAATATATGGATCAAGCGTTGTCTTAGGAAAATCAGGTAACATCAGATTTTCCACGGCCATGTTATTCGGCAAATAATTGGTAAGAGAACTGTTTGAGAGCTTATTATAATACCGGTTAGGCATATTTCTTGTACTACCGTATGCACGCAACCGGGTAATAATCTGTTGATCCGCATCGGCTGTACGTTGAATTTCGTACAAACCGTTTCCACGTCCATACTTGAAAATATTGCCCACAGCAATACCGGCAGTACCGATTGTTATTGTCCGTCCACGAATAACGAAGTTCGCAGCAAATTTTGAATTGAACAACTCCAACGCACCCCATACCTTTATATTGTTCACATCAATGTTTACGTTGGTAGTGCTCACATATTCAGGGTGTACGACAACCGTCCATTTTTGTGCCCCGGTATATATACGGTCAAGATTTACTTGAACACGGTCTGCCAAATCTTGTATAGACGAAGCGAAGAAACTGAACTTAGGTAAAGAAGTGAAGTGTATCTGATTATCACTTTTCACATAATCAAGAAAATCACATCGCGTCAATTCATCTCCCGGCCAGTTGAACTTTACGTTATCATAGACAAACGCTTCTCCCGAAGTTTTTCTTGCCGCCTTTTTTAATGCCGTAGGATCATAGTTTATTTCAAACTTCTCGCCACGGTACATGACATAATCACCTATCTCAAAAAGAATGGGTACGGCACTTTTCAGAGTGCTTGTCACAAAACATGCACCCATCCATGTACCATTATACTCCAAACTTTTCAGTGTACAACGTACCGTATTGCCAGTTTTATCATAAACCTTCCATGCCATACAGCTATACTTTTTCAACCAATGCAACTATCTTTGTCGGTTCCGCAACACTATACGAGGGGATTATTTGAGTTCGAGGATCAGTTACTCTGAATTTTACCGGGAAGGTCAAGACTTCATCCATATTGGACTTGTTAAATTCAAAATCTCCAACCTCCAGCAAGTAAAGTCCTTGCCGCCCGATACCTGTGTGCGAGTTATATATTTTCAAGGTGGCACCGTCACCATTTTCCCCCGTTAGATAGTTTTGAAAGGCCATGATTTTATCGTATGCAGTACCTAAATCCCCTTTATAGCACATTTCGGCCTCCAAGTCGTATGCTTTTAATGGTAGCTTATCGGGTATGTAAGTATCTTCACCGTCTTCTTCCGGCCAATCTCGTTTTGGTAAGTCTTTCGTTTCCCCACCCGGTTTGAACGGAAATTCAGTGCATACAATCCCAAAATGCGCCAAGCTGTCTTTGACCGGAGCATTCTCGGTAGTTTTCTGCATCAAAATAGAATACGGTTCGTTCATATACACATATAAAAAAAGAGCTTGCCGCAGAGATATTTAGTCTCCACAACAAGCTCTATGGCCTTATACTTTAATCTTATTTCAACGCAAATATAGTTGTATTTTCTATATTATCATAGAAAATAATACCATAAAAATATTTTTTAGTAGATTATCATACTCAAACTTCGCTTTAGTTCCACATGTATGTTGAAAAACATAAAAAATATCATCTGTCATAATTTTAATTATTAATACTTTTGTATTTAATTATAAAAGAGGTTATTATATGTTAGGAGTTTTAGTTTGGATAGTAGTGATTCTTCTGATCTGCTTTAGTGTTACTGGGTGGCAGTGGATTATATTTTATGTAGTCATACTACCATTTTCAACATTGCTATTTTTCTTCTATGTCGATTTTCCCGAAAATCATTTTAATATAAAAAGATTCAAGAATGACATAAAATATTTATTAAATAAATTATATAAGAAATGAAAAAAAATATATTATTCTTTTTGCTTTATACTATTATGTGTTTTACTTCCTATTCGCAGAACAAACAGATTAGTTATTCATCTGTAAATGGGCTTGTAACTTACGACAATGGTTCAGGTACGAAAGCCGATATTGGTGCAAAATTATATATTATACCATGTAAATATTTCAAACAAGATATCGAATTAAAAAATGACTCTATACAAATGGGGTATGAATCTTTGTTACAATACATCAAATGGAAAGAACTTGTTGGGCAAGAACAAGCAATAGCCAAATTAAAAGAATATGACTTTTACATTTCCGCTGAAGAACAAATTAGGAGAGAAGGTGAATTAGCTATATGTTTGGTTGATATTCTCAAATCAAATAAAGTAAAATATAGTTGTACGATTGACAATACGGGAAAATATAAAACTACAATCCCTTATGGTAATTATTATTTTATATTTAAATCCGCAAATAAAAGTGTAGATAAGTCTATACTTAATGGTCGTGGAACATATAATATTTATAAAATCGAATTATATTCTAAATATAAAGATATTAGTACATCTTTTAACGCTGACTACCATTAAATATTGAGCTAACATAATCCGGCTAATGTTTTCGCGTATAAATTATAATTAAGCTGGCTCCAAAGTCAGCCCAATTTTATTTTGTGCATTTTGCCACTCTTAGCCAAAAGTATTCAGCTTTCGAGATATTTGTTAAGCGCATCTCTCAATTTACGAATTTCATCATTTGAAGATACTATTTCGGATATTTCATCTTCACATGCGCAATCGCACATTGAAATAAGCATACCTTTTATGCCACCTCCCTTTTCTATTTTAGCATCTTTTGAGAACATTTCTATCGGGAGAAACTCGACTACCCCTCCGCTGTCAAAACTTACCGAAGCCGCAGCGTTTTTCTTTTCCCATTCCTCCACCTCACTACATGACATATAAGCCGTTTGACAATTTTCTAATTCTGGCTTCTTTTGCTCTATCATATCTAAATAGAACTGTATAGCCATTAAACCTTTCTCTGTTACCGTATTGTCTTTTGCAATAAGACCATTTACTTTGAATGTTTCTACAACGCATTCTTTGTTGCTCATAAATTCTACTAATTCCATATTGATTTATTATTTATAGTGGATAAAATTTGTATTTTCTTGCTGTAATTGGAACACGGCAGGATAGTTCCTTTTTGAATATTGTTTTCTAAGGTATGATATTAAATTATCGAAGTTGGTAATGAATCCCTCGTTGATTAAATCAGCCACCTTCTTTTCAAGCTGCCACAGTTCGCGTTGTTTGCTTTCATCACCCTGCTTGTTGCGAAGCATTTTCTCATGTGAGTTAAACACAACCCAATTCAATGCTTCCCCAACCTTTTGCATTGCTTTCGGCATAAACTCTTTAGGAACTATCTTCTGAACGGCAGAGCCAAGTTCTTTGTAAGCATCCCCGGCATCGTTTCGATAGCGAATCATTTCATCATACACAAACCGTAACACTTTGACTTCAAAAGCCGGATTTATCCACATAGCAAATTTGATAAACAGAAGCGGATTCATCCAAACTTTATCGGGTGTTTTGCCTTCTTTCGTATTTCTACCCTTAACTTTTATAAGTAGTTGATTTTCACCAATGAGCATTTTTGCTCTATGGCTTTCATCCTCTGCAAGAGCTTTCAAAAACTCTGATGTATTATCAGATTCTAAGAATTTACTCATTTGCCTTCTCGGATTCCCTTCTACATTATTCCACTGCCGAAGCAATTCAGTTCCATCAAAATAACCATCACTCGTGCGCTGAACCACAGAAAAACTATCAATGTATCGCACCATTTCTTGATTTGTTTTCATATTATAAATTTAGATTTTACTTAACAAAGATTTCTCCCTTTTACGGGAAAGTTCACGCTTGTTTTCTTCAAGTTCTTCCCAACGATTAATAATTTTGGCTCGTAAATTTGCATCATAACCACTTGCGAGAAGCAAGCAGTCTTTTTTAGTGAGAAGATAATAAGGATCTTTTCTTTCTGCGTTATTCCCTAACTTTGTGATTTTGAACATCAATTCAAAATTGAATTTATGTTTTTCTTCCAGTTGTTCAAGGATATTGCGAATATCTCGCATTACATTTGAATGAGTTTTGCCCGTAATTTCTGCAATCTGCAAGGAGGTCATTGTTCTTTTTTTACCTTTTCCCTCATCAATAGGTATTAACTGATTAAAATTTTCCATATCTTTGCACTATAAAGTTAATGTTTTCCCCATCAGCGGCTCGGACATCTCCGCTTTTGGGGAATTATTTTGTCCGATCTTGTAGTAGGCAGGGAATCGAACCCCAATACGCCATTACTCGTACCTACTGAACCCTCCTTAGTATAATAGTCACGCTTGACATAATAGTAAAGAGAAAGGGCAAATCCCGATGAAGCCTAATGTGGTTGTCTGCCTCAAAGAGAATGCCCTATAATATTTTACTCCAGTTCATGACAACCACGTAATGAACCTAACAGCATTGTTTCCGGCGCAAATATAAAGACGATATTTTTGCCATACAACAACCTAAAAATCAAGAAAATAAATTCGGTAAACATCAGTAACAAACGGTAAGAATCGGTAAATAAAAACAGTTACATTTACTCTAAAATTTAGACACAATATAAATAATGCGCGTATCTACCGTATTGTGACGAGATGTTGGTTGTCATTTATGATACCGTTCCAATAATTTAGAAATATAAAAGGCTGTAAATAAAGATATTGCAGAACGTGTGTTAGTCCACATTCATTTTATATCTTACCATGACATTGCCATCGGCTTCAACTTTACAGTTTTTGCCATGAACATATACATAAACTTTAGCCATATCGCTTTGCCTTACATGTAGTATAGCCCGATCATATACACTCACAAAAACTTTGGCACAATCCTCCACTTCAAGAGTCAATTCACTATCATGCCGCAAATGGAGAGTAGCGGCTGTAAATTTGCTGAAAGAAAATTTGCCTGAACATTTACCGTTCAGCACATATACACCGTTGTCACCTCCGGTCACTGGTTCATCAACAAAAATATGGTTTTGATGAAGCAGACTCCGGTCAAAATTACCTTTTATATATTCCACTGTCGGATAATCGTGCTCAATACAAAAATCAATGCCTCGTATATACATTTCAATTAGTTCTTGCTGGCTTTTATTGTTTTGCCAGTCACCTTGCCATTGTGTGCAGAGGCCATACGATACGGCATGACCTCTCAATTCACTATTCAATCTATTCATAATCATACATTAAATTTGTTTACACCGTTTATATTCCTATGCAGTATATCTCTGATCTCTTCCACAAATTCCACATTCTTTGCTGTATTTATCTGTATCATTGTCAGTTGTCGCAATTGTGCTTGTGCTATTACATTATAGGCCGGGAACAATTCTTCAACCAATCTGCGTACATACTCCCGTTTGACACTCACATCAGCCCGGATTGCATTTATATAAGAAGCCAAAAGGTTAGCGGTATTTTCAGTAACATTCTGTATGCCTTTAGATAACCCACTTCCATTTTCTTCTTCCTCTTCTTTCATGCTGATACCATATTTCTTTTCCATATAGTTGTTCAGCTTGTCAAGCATGGAATAGTAATCATCGGTTTTCTCACTCACCCCCATTAGATAGTCCGCAATACTTTCCAACTCCCTTTCGTCAAGGGAAAAATCCTTGCCGAAATAACCACTCATTCCATCCTCACCGAAAAGCATCTTCTGAAGCTGTTGCATGGCCGGTTCCAAAATACTTATTTTGAGAATGGAGTTCATAACATCACCCATAATGTCGGCAACCTTATTTTTGAAAGCTTCGGCACCATCCTCGCCTTTCTGCCATGCCTCATACAAGGCATCTCCCAACTGCGAAGCCCAGTCTTTCAAATTAATACCATAGAGAGATTCAGCCGTTTCCTCGGCAAAATCCTTTATTTGCTGTTTCATCTCCGCAATCTGATTCTCATAATCAGCTACCTTGCTATCATCCGTCTTCTTTTTATCAATTTCAGCTTGCCGTTGTTTCTCCAACTCTGAAAGTTGTTCTTGCATCAAGGCACGTTGATACCCGTATGCACCACCTTCATCGTATGCCGAAACACGTTTTTGAAGTTTTTCCGCCTCCTGCTTATATTTCTGCAAAGACATCAAATCGAAGATGTTGATCTTTCCCTTATTGCGTATTGCCTCAATCTGATTATTTAATTGATTCAACCGGGTACGGTCATTTTCTGCATCTACAAGTTTTAGTTCCGTGCCACTGCCCAAGAAACGTTCAAGAATACCGTCAATTTGTTCGTATATATATTGCAACTGTTGAGCACGAAGTTTACTCTTTTCAATAGCCTTATCGAGTTTCTTATCATGCGCTTGTGCTATCTTCCCAATCCAGTTTACAGCTTCACCGGCAGCGGCAGCAATACCACCAACTATTCCACCTTTGGCAAATCCCTGCCCGATATTGCTTATAGAAGACATGGCATCCTGCACATTGCCCATCGTGTCGGCCATGCCCTCATTGCCCAAAGCATCGAACATGGAGGACATTTGCCCTGCAAAATTGCCGACAAGATCAGCACTTTCAGCGGCACTTTCTCCCAACCGTCCGATTTTCTTTTCCAGTTTGTCGCTACCTTTTTCAGAAGTAAAAAGTTCTTTTACATTCTTCGCTAAGGTTTTGAATGGATTTACAGCCAACTGTGCATCTTGCAACTGGGGGATAGCTTTTATCAATTTATCCAACAAAGAATAAGCCCCCTTAACATTTTCAATACTACCATCATCTTTCGTGAAAAAAGAAGTAAATCCATTAGGCCTTCCATCGCTATCATAGGAAACCTTTGCATTATTCTTGATTTCCCTTGCGATGCGTTCAGCCTCTTTCAAATCAGAGAATGAACGTTGCTCTTTATCTCCAAATATTTTCTCCCATTCAGGTAACAATTGTAATAAGGTCGATTTTAATTCAATCAGCTTCTTATTATATTCATCAAGGTAAGCCTTCTGAACATTGTTTAGACCTGACGTATCACCAACCAACTCCCCATTTTTTCCAACATTTAATCCAGTCTTTGATGCGTACTGTTCACTTAATATTCGTATCTTTTCTATCGTTGATCTTGCATTGGTAATAACCTTTGTATCATCAAGTGCAATACTTACCTTATCTTTCTCAAATGCCTCTTTAGCATCCTTCCACACCTTAAAAAATTGCTTATATAATGGGCTGTCTTTACCTCCTAATATACTTTTTGCTTCATCGTCACTCAAAGTGAATGGAAGATCAACACCTTTTTCTTTGAGTTTCTTTTGTACTGTATCTATTAAATATTGCGCTTCATTCTCATAATCAGTCAAAAAACCAAAAGCATAAGTTGAAGCATCCTTCTTACTTGCCCCGGCATTGATAAGTTGTTTGTATATATCCCATTTCTTTGAAACATCAGATACGTACCTTTCAAGTTCTTTTGTAACCTTATCCGAAGCTTCTTTCATAGCATTGGCATCAATATCCAAAAGGACTTTCCGTATAGAAACTTTCAATTCTCTACGCTCTTTGGTCTTATCGTCAAGCTGGTTAAGAATCTTATTCAATTCATCCCGATAATTGCCAATATTCACAGGTTCTTTACCTTTGAATAAGGAGTCAAAAATACCCGATCCTTTAACCTTATTGGCAGCTTCTCTCTTTCCAACAATGTCAATCCACTTCTTATATTCAGAATATGCCTCCTTTAGTAAGTTTACCCGTTCTTTCAATCTTTCGGCGAAGGCATCCTTTTTGCTCTTATCCTTACTTGGATCAGTGAGAGAAAAACCGATTTCTTTGGCTCCTTTCTCGCCGGCTTGCATTATGTCGAAAGCCTTTTTATAATCTGATACAATTTGCTTCTGCCAATCAGGAATCTTTGATAAGTCAATGGTTCCAATACCTGATAAATCTATTCCAGCCTTAATCAATATCGGCTTCAATTGATTTGTTGTCTCTTTCGCTTCCTTGTACGCTTTTTGTATTCCTTCAATGATTTTCTCTGAATCTGTGGAAACCTTTATTTGGGCTTCAAATTGCCCATCTGTAGCTTCATTGAACTTTTTCTGCAAATCAGAAAAACTTTGACTGGTTTCTGTATATTCAGCATTAATCTTGATATTAAACTCTTCTTCAAGAGTCTTCTCGTTAAAGAAGTCTCGCATATATTTCGGCATCTTCTCGAACGTATCAAAGAAAGAACTTATATCCAAACCGATAGCTATTTTCTGCGCATCACTCAAATTGTCCAAATCCCAGCCGGCAGCTTCCAGTCTCGACTTGTACCCAGATAGGAAGTCCTTCATATCCGGCAATACATCTTCCATATAAATACGCTTAGAATTTTTCCACGCTTTCCGCAATTGAAAAATATCATCTCTATATCCTCCAGTGAAAGGCAACTCATTATTCAGGCTGGCCAACGCTTTAGGGTATTCTTTGAGAATGGAAAGCTGCTCTTTCAACGGTTTACCCGAAGCTGCTTTAGCAAAATCATCATGTTTGGTTATAACTTTCTGCATGGCGGTAGAATACTCGATATAGCTGCCTGACATGCGACCAATAATCTTATTTACCCGTTCCTCCGCTTTGATGTAGTCATTGATATTTCCAAGAAAGCTGTCATCAAAATAACCGTCAGTCGCTTCATTGGCATGTTCAGACGTACCTTTTATGTCATTAAGCAGTCTATAAGCCTCTTTTGTATCATTCAAAGCATTCCGAAGCAATATATATTGTTCTGCAAGACTTTTAACTGTATTTCCTTCATCATCAGTCTTAAACGTTTCATTAAAAGTGTCTGCCCAAACCGGGGAATAATCCTTTAATGCTGTTTTCATTTCTTCAATGGAAGAAATCAGTGAGGCATCATTCGCCTTAAAAGGATCAACATCAGCAAATTTTTGAGCTTCTTTCGTTAGGTTCTTGAAACCGTCTTGTGCTCTTGTTGTCAACTCGGAAATACGCTCGTTCATCTCGTCAGCCTTTTGCCCGGACTTATACCATAATTCAGCAATAGCAGTAAGCCCAGTAAACAAAAGCATGTATGGATTAAAAAGCAAACCTTTTAATGCAACTCCTACTTGTTTTATACCATAACCCAATGAGATCATGGCTACACGCCATTTACTTGTTGAAAGTGCAGCCGACATTTCAGCACGAGATATACCAAGTAGCTGCACAATATGACCGGCTTGTCCTGATTTCAATTTTCCAAGTGCCATTAACCGCAAGGCATACTCCTTAGTTAAAGCTCCACTACTTGCCAACGCTTTCCAATCTGCGGTTGTCATAGTATTACTTGAAGCTATAAGTCCTTTTTCCGCATTAGTAAGTGTACGATAACTGGATGCGACAACAAGATTGGCTGCTGCCTTTTGCTTGGCAGCAAGCGTACTTTTTATAAGAGCCGCACTTTCATTCCCAATCAAGCGGTTTGCGCCAAATGTAGCTACCTTATATACTCCAAAGGCTCCAACGGCAGCTTCGATAGCCGGTACAACTTCTTTCCAATTTTGTGCAAGGGTGGTAAGGCTTTCGGCAGTCCATTTCAATGTACTACCCATTGACTCCGCAATATCACCAAGCATAATGTCAATCGCATCAGCCAAGTTCTTCCATTTGGACTTAACTGATTCTGAAAGAACTTCCTGCATGTTATTAAACATGCCACCATCATCCGTAAGTTCCCAAAGAACATCTTTTACATCCTCAAACGTAACCTTCTTTTTCGAGATCATATCAAGCACTTCACCGGCACTGACAATGCGGCCTTCCAACTTGCTGAATCGCTCGGCCAGTTTATCCACCATAGGAATGTTCGCTTCCGTCAATTGTCGTAATTCCGTTCCTTTCAAGAATTTAGCAGCCTTTATCTGACCGTAGGCCAATATGATACGCCCCATATCAACACCTACACCGGCTGATATATCAGCCAGCCTTTTCATGGTATCATACAATTCATTGTATGGTATAGAATATGCGGAAAGTTGCTTGGCATACTGATTCAAATCCATAATCCCGAATGGAGAAGCAACAGCCAGTTTCTTAATTTGATTGAATATGGTTGTAGCTTTGCCTTCATCTTGCAGAATAGAGGCCATTGCAATTTTCTGATTTTCCAACTCACCACCAATATCAACCACTGCACGCAAAAAGTTCTGTGCTGCATAAATGGAGTATAGCCCCAAAAATTCATTTCTTAATTGTCCGACAATACTCAATTGACTGTTCATTGCTCCATTCATATTGAGAGTGGCTGTCATGTGCCGTCTTGCTGCATTGGCTGATCTCTCACGGGCATTAGCCAAATCCAGTTCCGCTTTGGCGGCACGGGCGGCTCTTTGTCGCGCAAGCTCACGTGCGGCTGCGGCAGAAGCTTCCGCTTTGGTTTGAATGGCTGCGGCTTTGGCGGCGCGTAAATCACTTGCTGTAAAGTTTGTATTCAACCCGGCGGCTTGCAAGGCGGCACGAACAGCTTGTGTGGTACTGGCCTTATCCACTACCACATTGATCTTAAACTTCTCACTTTGAAGCAAAGTCTTCATATCACCAACCAACTTCTTCTTGTCAAAACCCACATCAAGTTTTGCCTGCAAGTCTTTGGTGATTTCCGCTTTCAATTTTTTACGTTGTTCCGCTGTCTTATCACGGAATAAAATATCGAAGTAAAGGTTTCCAAGATCAGCCATATATTATTGTGTTTGTATTACTTATAATCATTGATATTAATTGCTGTTTCTCCATTGCCATACTTGTCTTTCCAGCGTTTGGCAGCATCCTCTATATCACTTACGGAAGGGGATTTGAAGTTTTTTGTATCGTGTTTCTTTCCCTTGCTGTCTTTGTCACAATCTGTAACCACAATAGACACATCCATTGCCAACAATTCAATTTGTGCATTTGTAAGTACCCAATAAATACCAAACAAAGGTTTACTTATTGGAATCCCAAATAGTCTCAAAGGCTCTGTCAACCACGGATAGGACTTGCCTATTTCCCACGTTTGTCCGTAGCTGGTTCGTGAAGGATATGCTCTGCTTCCTCTTTTGTCATTGTCATCATCGTGTCCTTCATCGCGGTCAGATATATGGTAGCTGTCAAGTAGTCTTCCACTGGAATTTTTTTTTTGCCGACAGCTATAACCTTCATCAGCTCATGATCTCCATATTGTTTGATATAAAAGAACCAACGCCACAAAAAGGGATAGAGGAACTTGATTTTCCAATATCCATTCAAAATGATAGCGGCTGCACATTGGCAGCTGATCTTATCATCATTCCCTGATTTCTGCATCGTACTGGTGAATTTGCGTATAGTCCCTCTTTTCAGCCACGAAATGCCATATTTCTTTCCTCGGACTTCCACATAATCCACACTGTCTTCCATCACATCATTCAATAATTTTTCATCCTCCGATTTAGGAAGTGTTATATTGTTTTCTTTTGTCATACTTTATTGTGTTTTATACGAAAAAAAAGGTGGTGGCCGGTATCAAGTAGCTCACCACCTTTTCGCTGATATGAATTTTGCAAAGTGTTATATCCTAAACTTTTTAGTCGGATGCTTTTTTACGTAAAATGTAAATAGAGGCCCCCTTAGCATCATTCAACGGAGAAACAGATACATTAAAGTACCCCGGCTTGTCCTGCTCGCTGACGAGGTTGCTATACCCCTCGATATTCGGTAAGAACAAGGCTGTTTGACGGTCTTCACTACGCATGAAGAGTCCTCCGGTTACTTTCTTCGGTTCAATATTGTAACCTTCACCTTCATAAGTCTCACCATCAATCGTAGTAGTCATAGTCACTGTTTCCGCTTTCTTGTTCAGTAACAAGTCATTGATTTTTCCTGCCACGGAAGGTACTTGAAACTGAATATCGGAATCTCCGGCATTAGCAACGGAAGTCCAAGTGGCACCGGTTGTCAACTTGATCTTGGAAACATCGGCAGCTCCGGTATCAAATGTAACTCCATCAGAGAGTACCGGTAGCTCCATATCAAAAGCCGCTAAAGTTGCGAGGTCACTATTGACTTTGGACACATAATAAACCTCCTTCATTTGATTAAAGAGCACCTTTAACTCTTCCAGTTTGGTAGTAATAGAAATCTCTGCCATAATCGTATTTTTTTAAGTTTGTGTCATTTGTTTATTATTAGCTTCGCTTGTATAATTAAAGAATGAAAACCGAGTCCGTCATTTCCTCCGGGAAGTAATCGTGGACTTACAGCTGAAAACAATTCCGTCACTATTGGAAATTTTGAAACCACTTCCATTTGCATTTCATCCAAACGGACTGTATTCTCAATACCGTTTGAGCGATCATGCGCAAAGACGTTTATCTGACAGTAAGTGTCTTGGTAGGTACTTCCTTTATCTTGGATAGTTTGTGGCAGCCGGATAACAACAAAGTCCTTCATTGCCTTTTGTTCAGCAGCCGGACGATCTGTTATAAAAACTTTTTCACTAATGCCGGTTACTGCATCAGCGATTTGTTTTAATATATCCATACGTCTATAAACTATCCGTCCCATTATCTCATTGGTTTAAAGTTCTTGAACAATGTGTTTTGTGCCCTTTGAAATGTTCCGGTCAGAACATCTGCATTCAACACATTCTCCAAATAGGTTGAATATTCAGTACCCGTACACATTACTATCTCAAACCCTTTACGTGATTCTGACTTATATTTTTTCAAGAAATCAAAGGAGAATGCTTCACCATACCCCTTATCAGTTTCCACCGTTCCGGTAAAACGTCTGCTCTGATTATCATAACTGACACCTACAAATGTTTCACCTTTAGTCAGCTTCACTCTCACCGGCTGTTTCATTGAATCACCACTACAAACGAAATAGGAAAATCTACCGTCCATGAATAATCCGCACGCATAACTGGTTATTGTATTACCCGTAAGATTCCGAAAGCCAGACTTATTATCAAGTGCATCTTGGATAAGGTCTTCACAACATTTAATCAAGACATCAAAGATATATCCTGAAACAAGTTCCTTTGCTTTTTTCATTCCTTCGTCAAACAATATGTCATTACTCCGGTTATCCATAGGTTAATTCTTTGCAAGATTGAAATACACAGTTGTTCCCAAATTTCCAGCATAGCTATCAGTAACCATACATTGAGTGAAAGTGCCTTGTCTGTCCGTAACATCTATCAAATCACCGGCCAATATCCCTTCAACAATTTCGGGAAGGCTCAACAGATAATCGCTTTTTATCACATTATCAGTTTTGAATGTTCTCAAATTTGTACTACCTTCCTTTCGGCATATACCTTCATACAAGATCACTTTCTTACCATCACTGAAAGAATCCTCACCTATAATTCGGTAAACAGTACATTTGTGCGGATGCCGTGGATTGTTCACTTTCATACTCAAAAATTGACAATTCTGATTTTACTACCCTTTACAACTTCTTCATCCCATTTTTCATACAGTTCTTTCGCCATTTCACGTAGTTGTCGCTTGTCGTATGCGCTGGTCTGCCAACCCCCTTCCTTATGCTTCCATCCCCCGTCACTGTCTTCGGTATCATTCTTACTGCTTGGAGTGCTTGCACACCACATGTAAATATCGGCAGTGGCAAGATCAAGCTGTCTTTCAGTCAGTTCACTTACCATTGTTCCAAAAGCGATTTTCCGCTTGACAAGAACCCTTTTGAGGGCGTTATCCGCTATTTCATAAGCGGTTGCGCCACTCAAAAAGTCCTCAATGGTCATATCTTCCGTATGAAAAAGTTCCTCACTCATTCTTGCATGAAGTTAAGACTTACACGGTCACAGTAGAGATAAACATATACTGCGGCATTCTCGGTACACACATTTGGGCAGCTTCACTTTCAATATAAATTGAATGAGTTTCAGGATTGGCTCTCTGTGTCAGTTTCAAACGTCCACCGTCATAAGAAGCAACCTTGTTAGCCTCGTAACCCAAAGTCAAAGGTTCCACACCTTGAATGGTACCGATCTGACCTACCGGTATGAATGCAATGTTGGTAGCCTTGAAATTTTCCACTTGTTCAGTGATAAGATCAGGCTGTCCGTCCGTATCCTTACCGGGTTTATCAACAAAAGCATAGCTGTCACGTGGTACGATTTCATCCACCTTAACCAATTTCTTGAAAATGGCTTTCAGCCGGTCTTCATCTTCATTCTGTGCATTGGCAATAACTGTACTATCATCCGTAACAGTCGGATAGAGGGAATGACCGATACGTTTAAGAACTGCGGTATGAGTCATTAAATCATCCCACAAGTCCTGCGCCAGTTCCATCCTAATCTTGCCTAAATAATGATATTTACGGCGAATCTCTTTCACTCTGTTCTTTATATCCATAATCGGATCAGAGGCAGAGCCTTGATTTGCCGGAATATGTTCATCCTTAATCCACCAACGGCTTGTACCGGTCAATACTTGATAATGGTTTTCAGGGATATTAAAATCAATAGTGATACCTTTCAAGCCACGTGGGTTGTTATCAGTATCAATAGTGAACTTACCCGTGGAAACAATTCTCATTCGCTGGTGAGTAAGCGCATTGTAATACGATCCGATAAGACCGTCAGCACTTTCATCAAGCAAGCCCAAGAATACATTCTGCATCTCTTCCGTCAATGCGGACATGCCTACCCGTTGCAACAGTTGTAATTGTTGTCTTACAGTCACACGGTTCAAACGATAGAACTTCTTTTGAGTCGGGATGTTACCCGTCCGTCCTTCGAGTTCTCCCAATGCAGCTTCATAGCCCGGACTTTCCGGATCAACGTAAGCTGGCAGCGTTTTAACGCCGAGGCTCGTAATAAGCTGGGAGAAAGTATAATCCAACTTGGTTGCTTCAAATTCAAAACCATCAATTTGGAGAAGGTCATACTTCTCCTTGTAACGGTCAATAAATTCTTGCCAAGTGTCCCCACCAAGCCCATATTCGATAACCTTGTACAAATCAATAGGAAGTGTATTCATACAATTGTCGTGTTTTAAATGTTATTTTCAAATTCTTCTACTGCACCCATACAATTTGAGGAAGTGTAGTAATCTTTTGCAGGATAGCAACCACTTTTTCGTCAAACATGTACTGATAAATCTCTCCGGCATAGACTACTGTCCCACTGGCCTTCGTGTTTTCACTGGCTACAAGAACATCTTCTTGCAAATAGCCATTAATACCAAGAGTGGTAATATCTGATTCAGCCGCCTTAATCTGTTCGTCCGTATAGGCTTTAAAAGTCTTGCCTGAAAGATCAAACTTCACTGCTGTACCGGCAGGAATCTTGCCAACCGCAACCCAATCGGAAATGTTACTCACCATACCACCGCCCGGATAACGGTGACGGATTTCACGCCACACTTTACGGGCATGTCCGTATTTCACAGTGTTCACATCAAACGTGTTACCCATTGTTCCCATACATTTACTGTTTTAGAGTTAATAATTTCAATTCTTCTTCCAGCCTTCCTTCTTGCCTTTACGTTCAAAGTATCTGCTGGCTGCATTGTGTTGTGTTCCACCTGAACCGTCAGAAGTTCTTGGGGCAGTGCCATATCCCCTGCACGCTTTATATTCTGCATCATATTTCGGCAGAAATTCAGTAACCAGTTCATCCACAGTTTTCTTGGTATCGAAAGTTACCCCTTGTAAGGTCTTGCTCAACACATAATCATCATTCGCTTGCTTGGCCTTCATTGCAGCCGTAACTTTCTTTAGCAGGTCAGCTTGAACCTTTTTGCTGTCTTCTGCATCTAAACGTGCTTCTAATTCTTTCAGCTTCTTCTCCAGTTCATCATCGTTTTTCGGTGGTACCGGTGGAGTTGGAGGTGTCGGGGGAGTCGGTTGGGGCTTATAGTTTTTCTTAAAGTCCTCAACTTTGGTTGCGACATCGTGGTTGTATTGCCCTTGCATCCCTTTCAGAAAACCCACTGCTTTGTTCCAATAAGCCTCGTCAGGCTCCGAACCTTCGGCTATGGGATTAAGTTCTATATACGTCTGTAATGTCTGCGGTGAAAAACTGGTTTCTCCAAGTTTCTCGCTTAATGTGGATAAGATTTTTTCTTGTTCCATCGTGTTTATTTTGTGTTTATGTTGAATAAAAAAAGAGTCAGACAATGCTTTTTGCATCAATCTGACTCTTTGGTCTTATTTTTCATTTAATAGTGGGCAGTATTGGACTCGAACCAATGAAGACGAAAGCCAATAGATTTACAGTCTATCCCGTTTGCCACTTCGGTAACTACCCGTTTTGCGGAAGTAGAAGGATTCAAACCTCCGAAGCCTTTCAGCTTGCCTCTTTAGCAAAGAGGTGGTATCGTTCACTCACCCATACTTCCAATATGCGGCCTACAAGACATCTCTGTGAAACCACCGCATTTCCCTTGTACTTCGGACGTTATTCATTTTGTGTAGCGTATCAGAGAATCGAACTCTGGTTTCCACCGTGAAAAGGTGACGACCTAACCGTTAGTCGAATACGCCATTTGTTGAGATACAAGGATTTGAACCTTGAATAGCAGAACCAAAATCTGCTGTGTTGCCATTACACCATATCTCAATATGCGCGAAGAGAAGGACTCGAACCCCCGACAATCAGGTTTGGAATCTGACGTTCTTCCAACTGAACTATCTCCGCTTCATTGCGCCCGGTGATAGAATCGAACTACCAACCTTTACATTAACAGTGTATTGCTCTACCTATTGAGCTAACCGGACAATATACCTATACTCACCTGACCTGCGATACCCCCATTATGGCGTACCTGTGGGAATCGAACCACACCGTATAGGTTTTGTGGAAAGAGATGAAATCGAATCACCTTAACCGGATTTTCAGTCCGGCGCATACACCACGTCTGCCATCTTTCCATATTCTCCCTTTATCCCCATACGCCGCATCGAAGGGAGAAACAATGCAGCAACTCCAACTATTGTTGCGGAGATTCGACTCGAACGAATGACCTTTGGGCTATGATCCCAACGAGCTACCAGCTGCTCCACTCCGCGATATTATCCTGAAAACTACTTTGTACCTACAATATCCACATTTATGTAGCTCTTGCATCTACGACACTTCACTCTCAATATAACAACACCATTGACATAGCTTATATCAGTTAGTTTCTGACCGCATATCGGACATAAAACTATCTTGTTGTATATTTCCCTTTGATCTGCATCTTTATCCGCACTAACTTTTATCATACTCCATGTTTTCGTTGCAAATATATGTACTGGATTTCTTTTCTCAAAACATTTTTGATATTATTTTCTATTAAAATGTAGAAAATAATACTCTTTATGCGTATTTTTGTACTGTAATATTAGAATCAGAGCTTATAGGCCGGTCTCCACATGTGTAATGTGAGGATCGGTTTTCTTTTTATGGAGAAATATAGTGGAATAAAAACGGTTAATGCCAGTTTGGTGCTTGATTATGAATATATCCAAATGTTAAGGGACGCGGATAGGAAAATTCCTAATCCGAATAAGATAATCGCACAAGGTGGAGGGCAGGAAAACATGCTCTCCACCCCGGCTGATATTACCATCTGTGGGGGATGCCGTGGGGGAAGTAAAACTTTTACTCTTCTTATGGAAACATTGAAAGATATAAAAAATAAAAACTTCCGTTCTGTTCTTCTCCGGCATGAGATAGACGATCTCTCTGATATGGTAGAAACATCATCCACCTTATATGATGATTTTGGGGAATACAACAAGTCCAAAAACGACATGCGTTGGAATTTCTATAAAGGTGGATTTTTAAAATTCAGCTATCATGCTGACACACTTGACGATTTCAAAAAGCGTTTTCAAGGTAAACAGTTCGCATATATAGGTGTGGATGAAATAACCCACATGGAATATCTCAAATTCAAATACCTTATCACTTGTAACCGTAACGCCTTTCATATCCGTAACCGCTTTATTGGAACATGTAACCCTGATCCTGACAGCTGGGTTGCAAAATTCATTGACTGGTGGATCGGAGAAGACGGTCTTCCAATCCCGGAACGTGATGGCAGAGTCCGATATTGCTTTATGGACGGGGACAATGTTTCAGGTATATATTGGGGAAATACCCGTGAGGAAGTATATGAGCAATGCAAGGATATTATACACGCCTACTGGAAGCCGGAGTATGAGCAATATGGTACACCACAAGAACTGTTTATCAAGTCAGTTACTTTTATTGAAGCAAAACTTTCCGATAATGTAAAACTGATGTCTTCTGATCCGACTTATTTGGCTAACCTTGTCAACCAGTCAGACGAACAACGCGCACGCGATCTTGACGGTAACTGGAAATACAAAGCTGCCGGAGATGATATAATAAAGCTGACTCACATGGAAGCCTTATACCGCAATTCCATGCAGATAGGTGATGGAATACGCCGGGTATCGTGTGATGCGGCATTTGAGGGTGGCGACAGTCTTGTCATGTGGCTGTGGGAAGGATGGCATATAAGAGACATATTTGTTTGCAAACTTGACAGCAAGAAAACAGTCGATACCGTAAAAGCGGTGCTGGAAGAATGGCATGTAAGGGAAGAATGCTTCACCTATGACCTTAACGGACTCGGACAAATATTCAAAGGTTTTTTCCCGAATGCAATCCCATTCAATAACAAAGAAGCCGTGGAAGAGAAATTCAAATACATCTATACGAATTTAAAATCACAAGCGGCATATCTGTTCGCACAAAAAATTATCAACCGGGAGATTTCCATTGAACCGACTCTTCTTGAACGCAAGTTCTCCGGCAAAGGGTTTGAGAAAGTTCCCCTTAGACAGATTCTCGACAAGGAAAGGAAAGCGATACGAAAGGATGAAGACAGTGAAGAGAAAGGCTGGACTATTATCAAGAAGATTATAATGAAAAAATTAGTAGGCCATTCTCCCGACTTCATAGAAGCATTGCTTATGCGAATGATTTTTGAAATTAAACATAAACGCAAACACGTAAAAGGTTTAGGATTAATATGATAGCAGAGATTCTTACAAAAAAGCCTTTTGCAAGGGTTACTCCCGAAGGTTACTTGCAAGGCAGGATTACGAGCGATTTAAGAAACGCATCGTTCACAAACAACAGTGATAGGCTGACATGGCAGCTCATTTCGCAGGCTGATTTTATCCGTGAGTTTTATCCTTCAGGGCACAAGATCAATTCGGAATTGTTTTACCCGGACAGACTGAAATATGACGAAGAGAAGAAACGGTTCTTCCAGGAGAAAGTATTCCGTGCTTCTTTTCCCTTTCAGATGATAATCACTATCCAACAACTTGTACATCTATGTGGCAATGACATTCATCATGAGCTGACCGATACCAAAGTTGATGAAAGTTCACGGGAAATATTTCTCGAATTTCAAAAAGGGTGGCTGGATAAGAATATGGAGATTGCATTTTACGAATATGCCAAAAGTGTAAAAATAACGGGAGATGCAGCAATCGTATTCTATATGAATGAAGGCAAGGTGTTCACCAAGAATCTCTCCTATTTTGATGGTGACACTCTTTATCCTCACTACGATTCCATAACCGGTCAAATGACACTGTTTGCCCGACGATACAGCGACTATGACGAAGAGGGAAAGGAACTCATTTCTTGGGTAGAAGTGTGGGACAATAAAAAAATGTACCGTTACCGTCAAGATAAAAGGGGAATAGCCGGAGTAATAAACAAAGTGAAACAGTATTTCGGTATTGAAGGATATACATTAGTGGAAGAACACGATCATGGATTTACCGAATGTCCGGTTGTATATTATCGGGACAAACACGGTGCCTGCTGGAGCTTTTCACAAGATAATATCGACAAGTACGAACTGGCTATTTCCCATTTGTGTCAAAACAATATGGCATACGCATTTCCAATCATGTTACTTAAAGGTGAAGATGTTGAGATTCAGGGAGATATGTATGGTGCGGTAAAAGCTATCACTATGGGGAAGGATGATGATGCAGGCTTTATGAATCGTCCCGAAGCATCACAATCATTTGAACTTCAAATTAATACATTACTTAAAATGATTTTTATGGGGAGTTTTGTTGTCATGCCTCCCGAAGTAAAGTCAGGAGATTTGCCGGGTGTTGCTATCAAGCTGATCTATTCACCATCTTTGGAAAAAGCCATGATTGACTGCAAGGAATTTGACGAATCAATAGACAAAATGAAACGGCTGTTCCTGCACGGATATGGAACAGAAAAAGGCCAACTTACCAAATTCCTCAATTTGAAAATCTTTTCGTGGGCGGTTCCATACGTCCACCAAAATGCAGCCGAATTGGTATCGAACTTGGTACAATTAGTCGGTGCCGGTATTTTATCAAAAGAAACCGGTTCGGAAGAATCCGGTTATGGGAAAAACAATGAATGGGATCGTATCATGCGTGAATATAAGGAACAGCAACAAGCTGACTTGCTATATCAACTGAAAATCAAGAAAAATGAAAGTAAAGAGGGTAATGCAAAATGATCTGTACCAAAACGCGGAGCGCGAAAGCAATCTCGTACTCCGCGCTCCGAATCCAATGTAACTATACATCGGAAAAAGCCGCCTCTGCCTACATAAAATAGACAGAGGCTTTACTTTTTCAACAACTTGGTTGATAAGCTTGTGTTATAACAAGTCAACTTCTACATTGCAAATGTAATGAATGAATTGAATATGACACTACTTTCGATACAATTTTTTATTATAAGGCTTTCGAGGATATTTCCGGTTAAGCTTCTTTTGCAGATCATCATTGATACTTTCATTCAGAAGGATTTTAGAGTTTAGCACCCGGACTTCTCCAGTAAGTTCCATAATAGTTTTGGATTGTGTCGCATTTTGTTTTGAAAGTTCAACATTGGCAATAGCCAGTTTGCTGCATTCTGATGCAAGATGATTGAGTTTCTTTGTGCTGATTAATGATATTCCAAACATAATAATTCTGATATTTAACCTATTAAATAATTATATTGCTGATACGGGAACAGCAAAGCATTTACAATGGCCGTGATACGGTGGTAATTTGTCCCATTCCACATGAAATCCGACTTCATCGTCACAAATGTTACAAGGATAGGAGCTGCCACGCATGACAAAGAACCCTATGGCTCCACTGGCTTTAGCTTGCAATTCCCAATGCTTCATCCAACCCTCTGCCACAGCATACTCCGTCAAATCTGACAGTGCAGTCCAAGAGCTTACAGTACGTCCTACTCCAAAAGACTCCTGAACACCGATTCTTGAAATAATAGAATAACCCTTTGAAATAGCTCTCTGTATATGCTCATTAAGCAATGGCGTTTTTACCGACTGCCTGATAGATGAAAGTAGTTTGTCTTTGGAAAGGTTCAGTAGTAATCCAGCGGCAATGGCCGTTTCAACCTCCTTTGAAAACCGGTCAACATATTCTCTTGCGCGTTGTGTGAAGGTTTTGCCGTATGATTCTCGCGTTATATATGTTATGATTACATCCTTATTGTCCTCATGTGTCGCTACTGCCAAAGTATAAGTATAGTCTTCAATTATTTCAAGAAGGGATAAAATTATGGCATCCACTTCCTCCTGCAACTGTCTGTTTGCTGCAAAACGGAATAATTCAGGGCTGATCTTGTACCGGTATGAAATATCTATAATTTG